GCACATCTCCACGGCTTGGAAGTGGACTCGACTAGAACTCAGGATCTGGCGAGCGTACTTCGAACTCCCGGCACTCACCACCGAAAAGGTCCACCCAAGCTCGTCCAGGTCGGAGACCTGACCGGACCCTACGTGCTCGAGCAATTCAACATTTTTTTGGAAGGGGAGATGACCGATGTACCAAGACATTCTTTGCGGACACTGCGGAGCGAACCCGCGTCTCGAACAGTTCCATCGCGCGGGGTGCCCTCTATCATTTCAGCCGCCGCCAACATATACGCCGACGAGCCCCACTACACCGAGCCAGTGGCAAGAGGCTGCCGGCAGCTTGCTCGTCTTGCTCTCACTCGCGGAAACCTTGACGAGCCGTCTTGGTACGCTTGTCTCGGAGTTCTCGCGAGCTGCAGCGACGGCGCCCGATATGCCCACCACTGGTCGAGCGGGTACGAAGGCTACAGCGTCGGTGAAACCCAATCCCGCCTCGACCGCGCTGCGGAATTTGGACCTACCACTTGCGCCCATTTCGCCAGCCTCAACCCCGATGGGTGCCGAGGCTGCCCTCAACGAGGACATATCACAAGCCCTATCCAGCTCGGACGAAGGGCTGGACGACTGGATCAAGGAGATGCGCCGGAAAAGATCAGTAGCAGCGAAGAAAGCATGGGCGAAGCGCCGGAAGGCCTCCCGAACCTCCCCGATGGCTTCCAGTGGAAAGACCGCCAGCTCGTCTTCGAAGGCGAAAAAGGCCAAGGCGTCCCGACGTTCAAAACGATAAGCGCCTACCCGATCTACCTCGACACGGTGCAGATCGGGGAGGCCAACAACGGCTACTCGCTGTCGATGAAGCTGGAGTTGCCGAACGAGCCGGTGCAGTCGATCGTGATGTCGTCGAAGGTGTTCTTCTCGGCGTCGGGGGTGAGTGAGATCGCCGGTCAGGGCGTGATGGTGCACAACGCCGACCTGTTCAAGACCTTCGTGCGCAAGTCGGTCGACAAGTGGAATGGAGACAACAAATTGGAGCGACGCTATGACCAGTTCGGGTGGAAGGACGACGAGCAAGCCTTCCTGTTCGGAACTCAGCTCTATACTGCAACTGCTGTCCGCTCCGTCATTGGATCCGACGAGGTTCAAGCAAGAAGTCAGTACCTTGGACCACGGCGAAATGGTTCAATTGGAGCATGGTCTGCGGCAGCTAACCAGTTGTTTGCCTTGGGACACGAAGTCCAGGCTTTTGCACTTCTTAGTAGCTTCGCTGCGCCGCTCATGCGGTTCCACTCAAGTGGCGAGGGCGGTGCTATTGTCTCTCTTGTCAGTGACAAATCAGGCACTGGAAAAACTACCGCCCTTGAAGCCGCCGCCTCCGTCTGGGGTCGACTGAAGGGCACCCAGATCATCGACGATGACACCAGCGTCGCCAAGGGATTGAAGCTCGCGGTGTTCGGTAACATCGCCTGCACCTACGACGAACTCTACAACCGCGACCCGGAGGTGATTCGCCGGTTCGTGCTGATGTTCACCAACGGAAGGGACAAGGATCGTGGAACAGCTGATGGCACTCTGCGTCATGTACGGGCTGAGTGGCAAACCATCCTACTGCTTGCCTCCAACAACTCGATCGTCGACATCCTCTCGTCGATGGACGGGACCGATGCCCCGGCTTACCGAGTGCTGGAATTTATCATGGACACTCCCGCCACAATGGACAAAAGACGTGGGGATGCCCTCAAGCAACAACTGGACGCGAACTCCGGTTTTGCCGCGGACGTGTATCTACGCACACTACTCCACCCTAGCACCTTAACCTACATCAAGAACGGCCTGCCAAAATGGACCGACGAAATCTGGAACCGGACCGGGCTCGACAAGGAGCATCGCTTTTGGGTACGCACCATCGCCAGTGTTATTGCGGCTGGGGCTTTAGTCAGGCAAGCGGGCCTGTTAGACTTCTCTGTCGATCGCATCGTCAACTGGGCGATCGAGCAGGTGCAGGACAAGAAGCGATCGCACGGCGAGCTCTCTGGCCATCGGTCGCCGATCTCGATGCTGGTGAGCTTCCTGGACCAGCACTTGCTGGACACGATCGTGGTGCCGAAGGCCTTCAAGCCGGGCCCCAACCAGGTCGCCCACGTCCTGCTCGAGCCACGCCGCGCGCTCCTGATTCGCCACGAGCTGACGGAACACCGGATCTATGTGGAGGAGCAGACACTCAAGAGGTGGCTGGTGAAGGTGGGGGTCAATACTGAAGGCTTCTACCGCGAGCTCAAGGAGAAGGGCATTCTCGGCAACGTCAGGCGGATCACGCTCGGCGCCGGCACGCCCCATGCCACCGGACAGGTCACCGCGCTGGAGTTCATCGTCGACCACCCCATGATGTCCGGTCACCTGAAGACAGTCGAGGACGCCGTAACCCCCGCGATCAGGCGGGCGTAGGAGGGCCACATGGCCAAGAAGTCGAAGCCAAGCGTGAAAGCCGCGATGAAGAAGTTCGAGGGCTCCAAGGCCGACGAGAAGATGGACAAGGCCGGCGCCAAGAAACTGGCGGCGAAGAAGGCTAAGCGCTGATCGTCAACCGCGCATCTTCTTCATCCATGCGCCGCAGCAGCTCCGCGAGCGTGTCGGTCGTCCGCTTCTTCAGGCGGCTGTCATCCACGCGGAGCTGGGTGGTGAGGATGGTGCGCGCGGCGTCGCTCTGCGCCGACAGCATCTTGGGATCGTCGGTCGCCGCGCCCTCGCTCAGCAGGTCGTCGTAGAACTTCAGTGCCTTGCCGGTGAGCTCGTCCAGCTTAGCCGAGGAGTCCAGGACCGCGTCGCGCACGATCGGCGCTTCCAGAATCTCCACCTGCGCGTAGGTGATCGGCGCTCCGGGCAACACGATGCTGTCCAGGCTCCCGATCGAAGGGATGTCCTTGGCGTGGCGCTTGCGGATGTGGGCGGGGACGTCGTCGCCGAACATCAGGGTCCTCCGTACTGGCGGGTCTGTCGCTTATCGTAGCGCTCTTTCTTCTGCCAGTCACGCGAGCGCACGCCCTTCATCATGCCCTCGTAGCCCTTCGGGTCCTGCAGCCACGACGGCACCGGATGCACGCCAAGCAAGGTCTCCGCTGTGCCAATGTTCGACCCGGTCTTCTGGCCCTTCAGCAGCTGCTTGACGCTGATCGGCCCCAGCGACTGGTAGACATACTGGAAGTACTGCCGCACCTGGTCCATGGTCGGCGCGTTCTTGTCGCGGATCGGCTGGTCCTTCCAGTCCTTGTTGGTCAGGCTCTCGTAAGCCATGCGCGGCGCGGTCGCCACCTTGTTCTTCAGCTCCTGCATCGGGTCGTGGTACCAGCCGAACACGTCCTTCATGTAGCCCGGCATCATCGCGCGCTCGGGCACCGTGCCACGCCCGCCGACGCCCGGCGCCGTGCCGCCGGTCATCCCACCGCGCATCACGTCGGCGACGCCCTCCGGGTCTTTCCCCGACTTCAGCTTCTGGTAGACCGCGTTGATCGTAGCGTAGACGATCGGCAGCGCGATGACGTAGGCGGCCTTCGGCGAGTAGTGCTGCGACTTCGGCGACAACGAGGATGGGTGGCGAATCAGGTCCTTCGCCCCGCCGCCGATCTCCTGGATGGTGCCGAAGGTCCACGAGTAGGAGCGCATCGCCACCTGCAGCGATTGCTTCAGCGTCTTATTCCAGAAGATGTTGTCCTGCACCACCTCGCCGAAGCGGTTGTCGATCGAGTTCCAGATTTTTCGCGCCGCCTTGACCTGCGCCGCGTGGTCGGCGGTCGGGTTGGCCTCCATCCATGACGCCATGTTGTCGTAGAACGCGCCGTTCTTCAGCTTCGGGATGGCGTACTCGAACAGCGGTTTTGCAACCGTCTGCATGACGCGACCGACCTGCTGGCCCAGCAGCTTGATCGGCGCCGCGATCGGCCGCGCGCGGATGTCGGCACCCGCCTGCTTGATCTCGGCGAGCACCGAGCCACGCTTGAAGCTGTCCCAGTAAGAGCCCGCCTGACTGTACTGATAGTCCGGCGCGTGCCGCGCGCCCTTCGCCCGGCCGCCGGCCTCGGTGAGCAGGTTGGTGATCTCCTGCATCAACGGGGTACCTTTGGCCTTATTCAGGTACGTTGCCTCGAGCTGGCGCCCCTTCAGGAGGTTCGTTACGGGGCTCACTGGTGCGTTTAAAAAGGACTTGGCAGCAGAGATGGGTCTCCCACTGGCAAGCTCTCCTATGCCTTTCGCTACGGCGTTGACCATCGCCTCCTGCGCCATCGTCGCGGCGTGGAAGCCCGACAGGCCCAGTTCCAGCGACGTCACGGCGTTCGAGGTGTTCCGCGCGGCGTCGTAGACCTTCCCCCAGTCGGCGTTGCGGTGGATCCCCGCGTCGATGAAGTTGTTGTAGACTCGCGCCCAGTCCGCCGGTGCATAGGCGTGTGCTCCGTCGCCGCGTACCGCCCCGCGGCCGTTGACCGGCACGTAGCCCGGAGGCACCTGGAAACTGTCAGGGTTGCCCGAGGCGCCCATGACCTTTGGCTTGACGTACTTGATCGTGCCGTCGGCGAGCGCCTTGTCCAGTACCTCCTGCGTGGCGATGAACCGATCCATCGACTGCACGTAGCGCATCGACACTTCCAGCGGGTCGACCGAGATTGGCTTGAGTCCCGCTTCGAGGCCGTCGGCAACCGTCGGCACGGTGCGCGCCTTGAGCGAGGCGCCGGAGCCCTGGCGCACCGTACCACTGGAGAACTCGCGCGCGAACTCGACGGCCTTCGCCGGGTCCTGCCACATGTGCGGGAAGTAGTCCTCGATGAAGGCCTCTTTCTTAATCGAGGGCAGCGCCTGAAGCTTTTCCACACGACGTTGCATAGCCGTTCTTATAGCATCAGCTACTGGCCTAAGTTCAGGTGGGATGCTGGCGATTTGGGGACGCTTTTCAAATGGAGTTGCTACTTGTTCCGCAGTTGGCTTTACGCCAAAATCGCGCAGATCTTCGCCACTTTCCGCTAAACCCCTGCGCGCCATCTCTCCACGGTTGACAACTTCTCCGTCCTTCAGCACGAACAAATCCAGATTATCCCCCCGCTTGTAGTCGAAATCGTTCAAATCTATTTTGTGCTGCTCCACTAAGTCCGAATGAAGTTCGCCTGGTTTTCCTTTCAGCAGCTTGCCTTTGTAAAAAGCAGCAACTACTCCCTGTGGTTCAGGAGGAAACTTGGAGCGGTTCTCGATGTAGTCGATCAGCCCCAGCTTCTCCTGGTCCGACAGGCGCGAGACGACGCGGCTCTGATCGTCGAACGCGGCGCGGGTTGCCTCGGTGTCGCGCGCGGCCTTGCCACCGGCGGCGCGGATGTCGGCCGCGGCCGACTCGGCGATCGGGCTGACTTCGTCGGGCAGCAGGATGTTCTTGATCACGCGGGCGGCCTGCTGCGCGGCGTTCATCTGCTTGGGCGTCGGAGGTGGCTTGGGCGGCCCGGCGGGAGCGCCCGGAGGCGTCGGAGGAGGTGGCTTGCCCGCGCCGCCCCCACCCGAGAGTGCCTGTTCGATCCTGTCCAACTTCGCCTTGGCCTCCGCGTGGAATCGCTCGTGGCCGGCGTTGTTCTCGGGCTGCTGCGTGCGCCACTCGGCCTCGCGCGCAACCTGCTGCGCCTCCAGGAGATCGCCCTGCGTGTATTTTGACGGAGGGATCTCGAACGTGTCTCCCGTCTTCCGAACGTCGTAACCCTGTTTGCCCAGCCGCTCATAGACGGCGTCGCTCAGCGCGTTGGTCGAGCCGGAGCTGTAGACCGTCTTGCCCTGCGCATGCGCCCAGTCGATCACTTGCTTGTACGCATCGGTGCCCAGCCCCTTGCCGCGCGCGCCAGCGTCCTCGATGCCAGCAGCGCGGATCGTGATCGCGTTCGCCTCCGGGTCATGCGTGGTGCCGTTGATGTATTCGATGCGCCCGACCTTCTTCCCCGCGTCTTCGATCGGATACTCGAAGGTGTCCTTGACCACGTTGCCAAACTGGTTGGTGTACGGGGTGGCACCCGGCAGCTTGACCGCCACCTCCGGTCCTTCCTTGACAGTCTCGCCGCCATGCCGCGCGCCGCTGATTCGCTCGCCACTCAACTCGGTGACCTCGGGGTGAAGCGCGCGGTACTGCTTCAACAGATCCCGCACCCCTACCGTCCCCAGCGCGTCGACGCCATGCTCCATCTCGATGTTGTCGATCTTCGCCTTGCCATCCTTGATCGTGGTGTAGACGCCGCCGCGAATACGCCCTTCGTGGTCGACGATATTGTAGAAACTCTGCCCCGGTTCGGCTGCCTGCGTGGGCTCAAGCGTGAAAGCCGACGTCTCGTGCACGGGCTTCCAGCCGTCGGCGGCCTTGGGAGTACCCAGTGTGCCTTCAGGAAAATGCTCTGCTGATAGTTCCGAAGGACCCTCATAACCCACTAATTTTGCGGCTTCATTCCGTGTCACATAGCGTCCGGTGCTCGTTACAAAGCCAGCATCATTTGGCTTTGTCTTGCCAATGACAGCACCAAATTCTTTCCCCGTTGCGTCTGCCGCTGACTGGTACGCATCGGAATGAAGTTGACCTTCATAGACCTTACCATCATGCCAAATAGCCGCACTTCGGATAGTTTCTGGTGCCGCGACCGGCTTAGGCGCTTCCTCCGCGCCAGCCGCGCTGGGTCGCGCGCCGCCGACGGTCTTCGCCATCCTGACACCGCCGAGCATGGCGAGGTTCGCTGCCGGCTCGACCATCTGCTCCGTGGTGATCGGCTCGGTGGACTGCAGCACCCGGCCAGGAGCTGCGGCGGTGTCCAGCATCCCCTGCGCCATGTGCCCAGGCTCGCGCAGGACAGCGCTGAGCACCTTCTGCGGGTTGCCCTCCGTCGCGCGCTGCAGCGACTCCTTGACCGAGCGGGGGTCGAACAGTGGAAGGCCCGCTGCCGCGATCGGCGTCTGGCTCACCGGCGTCCACGCATCGGCGGGCGCTTCGTGCGCAACGGCCCAGGGATCTGCGGCGGGAGCTTCGTTGGCGACAACCCAGGGGTCAGCCATCACTGCACCTGTTTGGGCTGCCCGTCAGGTCCGATCGTCCACTTCTGGCCATTCTGGAACGTCGTGATGGTGTTGGGCTTGAGCATCGCGAGGGGAGGCGCGCTGGCCGCGGCTGCCGGCGAGGTGACCAGCGGAGCGTTCTGTGGTACCTGCCCTTCGACCTTCGGGGCTGCCGGTGCGCCGGCGGGCGCCGTGCCGCCCTGCGGCGTCGTGCTACCCGCCATGCCCCGCATCGCCGTGATCTGCCCCTCATAGGCCTGCCGCTGCTCGTCCAGCAGCGCCTTCTTGTCGGCATCGGACAGGCTGGACGCGATCGAATTCGACTGGATGATCTCGGTGGCGCGTTTGTGCAGCGCATCGGTGGTTGCACGCCACTGCGCCAGCGCCGCGCCACGGTCGCCGGCCTGGATCTTCCGCTCGAGATCCTGCTGCTGCATCTGTAACCGCTGGGTCATGGCGTCGTTCCGAACCGCCGAGTTGGCGGCCAACCGCGCCTCGCGAGTGTCGCCCTGATCGAGCCGGCGGTCAGCGCGGTTGCCCTGCGCGCCGCGCCAGCTATCCAGGCTCTCCTGCCGGGCGCGCGCGAGCTCGCCGGCCTGCTGCAGCCGCTGGGTGGCAAGCGTCTTGCGCATCTCGGCCAGGTCTTCCTTGCCCTGGCGATCGAGGATCGGCGCAGCGCGCTCCAACGCCGCCAGCATGATCTCCGGGTGGTTCACCACCTGCGGCGATGTCTGCATGATCCGCTGCTGCAGCGCCTGCAAGCTGATCTCCGGCATGCCGGAGCCGCCCGCGGAAGGAGGCGCACCGGCCGCACCCTGGGCCTGTGGAGGCTGTTGTGCGGCCGGTGCCCCCTGCGCCATCGGAGCTGGGGGCTGAGGATTTGGCGCAGGAGCTGGTTGGTTGGGGACAGAGGACTGACCGGGCGCTGGCGGCTGCGGGCCTTGTTGGCCGCCGGTGAGTGCGCGGCCGAGCACATGCGCGCCAAGCAGCTTGAGCGCAGCCTCCTTGGCCGCCGCCTGATTCTGCTCGGTGGTCGCGGTCTGGTTCTCCTGCGCCATGTAGCCGGGATAGACGGCAGAAAACCCGCTGAGGTTCATATCCCCACCCCGCTCGATGGGATCGACCAGCCGCTCATGGTGCCGCCGGCCTTGCCGAAGTACTGGCCGAGGCCGGACAGCCCCGAGCCGAGATTCTTGCCCAGCGTTTGCTGCTGGTTGAACTGCTGATTGTCCGCCGTGGTCTGGTTCGCGTAGGACTGGTTGGCCACGCCACCAGCCTGATTACCGATCCCGAGATACTGCAGATAGTCCTGAATCGAAGTTTGCGGAATGGCGGACGCCGCCTGACCATACTGGCCATACTGGTTGAGCGCGCCAAATTGGTTGGTGCCGATGGTGTTGGCCGTGGAGTAGGGCAGCGCCGCGGCCTGCCCGAGCGTGTTGAGCCCCAGCGTCGAGACGTTCTGGCCGAGGTTGATGGCGTTGCCGGCCGAGTTGAGGCCGTAGCCGGCGCCCTGCAGCGCTGTGTTCTGTCGGCCGAGCTGCGCGTTCTGCCACGCAAGATTGAAATTGGTGTTGCCCTCGTTCTCGATGCCCGCGCCGTAGGGCGACGTGGCGATGCCACGCGCAGCCTGGCCGGCGCGCTGCTGATCGGTGTTCTGCTGGAACAGCTGGTTGTAGAGCGCCGACTGCGGGTCGAACCCGGTCTGCAGGATCGACTGCGCATAGGGCAGCATCTGGTTGCCCGCGCCCATCAGGTTCATGCCCGCGCCGGTCTGCGCGCCGCCAACTCCCCAGCCCGCCTGCGCGGTGGCGTTGGCGCCCTGCTGGTACTGGTTGGCGTAGGGGTTGTTGACGAGATTCTGGGTGATCGCGCCAGCCTGCGGCATGTTCTGGCCATAGGTGTTGTATTGCCCGAGCCCTTGGATGCCGCCGAACGCTCCCTGATCGGCGCCCGCCATGTTCGTGGGCTGATAGATGTTCGGAGCCTGCGGCTTGTCGTTACCGCCGAACATCCCCATCAAGGAACCTCCAATCGAGAGCGCCGGGCCGATCGCTTCCATCAGACTTTCCTCGAGTAGTTGACCTCGATTGGCGTAAACCCAAGTCGTAGCAGCAACTTGCCCACCCGTCCATCGGCAAAGCCGGTGCGGACATGGATGTTGGCGACCACGACGCCCCACTCCTTGCTGGCGCGCAGGAACTCCTTGAACAGCTTGAACCCCGTCCATCCCTGGCGGTAGAGCGGGTCCAGCCAGAACATATCGACGCCCGAGTGCAGCGTGCGTGCGGAGTGGAGGTGCGGGCCGAACAGCCCAAACAGGTACCCGACCAGCACGCCGTCCACGCGCACCGTCAGGATGCGCAGCGTGCCCGCGATGTCGAGCGCGTAGTATTTGTCCCAGTCGGGATCGAGAGGGACGTCCGGGTACAGCCAAAGCTCCCGCCGGTGCTCAGTGAACAGCGGCGGGAGTTCGTGAGCGATACTGCTGAACCGCTCCCAGCGAAGCTCAGGCGCAGCGGGGCCCGAGGGTCGGCTGTGTTGGGGCGGTGCCAGTTCGGGTGGCGTCCTGGTTAACACTGGGGCCCGTCGGTAGTTTGGTGGAAGCGTCGGAGGCTGACGGGCTCTGGTTCTTCAGCCCGTCGTGCAAGCTCAACTTTGCCATGGTGGCTCCTTACTTGATCTGCTCGACGAGCATGCCGTTGGCCGTGATGTCGCTGGCCGAAGACGTGCCGTCGGTGCCGGTGCACTTGATGACGACCGCCGCCGCGAGGTTGTCGGTGCCCTGGTTGATGTATGACAGCGGAGTCACGCCCGAGGTACCCGCGAGACCCGTGCCGCTGACCGACTGGGTCGCGGCGCCGGTCCGCATGACCACCAGCTCGAGCACCCAGTTCTGGGCGTTGGGAGCTTCGGTCGCGGTCGTAATCACCGAGGCTCCAAAATAAAGTTTCCGGGTCTTGTTGTTGCCGTTGGCGGCCGTGGTACCCCAGCACCTGACGCGCACCGCTTGCCCGGCCGAGGCCAGCTGATTCGCCGGCAGGGTGTAGGTCTGCAGGGTCTGTTCGGCGGTGCCGGTGCCGGTCGCAACCGCGGCGGTCTGGGCGTTCAGCAGGCCGCCGACACCGGCGTTGATGTTGCGAATCAGGGTGTTGATGGTCGCCAGGATCTGGCTGGGCTCCGAGTACTGCGGCCCCGAAAGCAGCGACAGGTTGGCGCCAAAGGCGGCGGTGGAGAGCAGGAGGCCCGCGAGGGCGACGGCAGCGAGACGACGGATGCGCATAATAATCTCCCTCTGGGTGGATGCAGCTTAGAATTTAATTGCTTTGGTGACAAGGCTGATCGGCTGGATGGATGAAACAGGGACGCTGGTACCTCCCTGCGCCGTACCGGTAAATCCAGTGCTGGCCGGATAGGTTTGTTGAATCGAATTTGCGTTATTGCCTTGCGATAATGTGCTCGGTTGTGAGTTCGCTCCACCGACCGCATTCAACGCATAAACGGACCACGTCGAGACGGAAACAGATCCAGCAGGCGTGTATGGCGGCAGATTCGAGGTCACCAACGTCTTGGTCTCCGTGCCGCAGACCGTACCCAGCGTGTTCGGATTGGTGCAGGTGGTCGACGTCAGCACCGTGCCGCCCCCGCTGTCGACCATGACGCTGGCGCGACCGCGCGCATCGGGGAGCGTGAACGTCGTGCTGCAGTCGCCCTGCGGATAGGGGCCAATCGTCAGCGTCGTTGCCCCCGTCGCGCCGGCATTTGCGCTGATGGTCAGGGTCACGCCACCGCCGGGGATGGCGGTAATCGTCGAGTTGCAGGTGACGTTGGCACCGCCGACGTACCAGCCGACCTGATACAACGCGCTGTTGGCCACGGTGACAGTCGGACTGCCGTTGACCGTCGAGGCCGCCTGTCCGCTCCTGGTAATGCAGGCAAACAAGTTGGCGTAAGTCGTGCGCGACACCGCCGCGCCATTCTCGGAGAGATACCCGGAAGGGATCTGCACCCCGCGGTAATCGATCTCGGTGCACGCGCTGACCAGTCCCTGCGGCGACGCGTCGAGCAACTGATACTGCGTGCCGTCGTAATACGCGATGGTCGCCTGCGTCGCTACCACCTCGCCACCAGCCAGCGGGATGAGGCCGGACTGGCTGTGCTGCACGACCGCAATCGCTCCAGTTGAATTGACGTTCAAGGTCATCGGACCGCTGTTGGTGAACCCCGCGGTGAAGATCACGATCCGGCCTGCGGCCAACACGTAGCCAGACGGTGTCGGCGTCAATACCGTCTGTGCATTGGCCGAGCCGCCGGAGGTGCCGGCGGTGTAGAGCGCCGAGCCACCGGAGGCGGGCGCCAGCGGCGTGGTCAATCCGAGCAGCGCAGTGATGTTGGTGTTCGCGCCCGCGTTCGCCGCGTTGGTATTGGTCGAGCTGACGATCTGGTTGAAGTTCGCCATGACCTGGTTGGCGTCGGCGATCGTGCCATTGGTCAGGTTGTACGGCAGCGACGGGATGACCTGCGCCACGGCGAAGCCGGGCAACGCCAGAAGGACGAGTAGGAGAAGTGTTTTGATTCGGTTCATGCCGCGCTCACCTGTTGCAGATACCCGAGTTGTTCAGTCCGCATGAAGAGGTCACCGATCTTGAAGCCCGCGTAGGAGAACCCGGAGATCCCCAGTGCGCCCTTGCGAAAGACGATCGGGTTGTGCCAGTTGACCGGCACTGGTGACAGCCCCGTGGTCGATACGCTCCACACCGCCCCGCCCCATGTGAACGAGCCCCAGCGCGTGCTGCCCGCGGCGATCGCCAGCGTGACCGTATCGAGCACGCCGCCATCGGACGTGACGAACTGCACCTGATAGGTGACGTTGTCGGTCGAGCCCGCGATGTTGAGGGTGGTCTCCAGCATGTTCAACTCGGCCATGCTCTGCACGTCGGGCAGGTTCGCAGTGCGCCAGTTGAACGACAACTGGAAGCCGTTCTCGATGAACACGCTGGCCAATGACTGGATCGCGTCGGACTGGAACAGCTTCCCCAGCACGTCGATCGGTGTCATAACGAAGGTGTTGCTGTAGGCCTGGATCATCGACGCGGGGAAGGTGTGCGGGCCGCTCCAGCAGCCCCGCCCGATATTGTACCAGTACTCCTGATTGGCGACCCCGGTCGCCAATGTGGTGTTAAGCGAGATGCGGAACGTGTTGGCGTTGCAGGCCGAGACCGCGCGCGAGGGTGTCGCCACGTTGATGAACGGCACCGTGACTCCCATTCCCGCTTCGCCGATCGGGTCGCTCACCGTGCCCTGAAAACTGATGACGCGCACGCCGTCGACCGCGAGGAACGCCAGCCCCTTTGGCGTGGTCGTCACCGTGTTTGGCGCCACCGTGCCGACCGCCACGTTCATGCCGTTGACAGCCAGCGGGTTGGTCGTGGACGCCGCGTCTCCAGTCACCTGGAACATCGCCGCTTCCTTGAAGACGATCAGCGACTGTATGACGCCGCCAGTCAGCTGGGTGTTCAGCGGCAGCGCGCCGAGCGCGGTCAGGGGGACGTTGTCGCCATAGGTCAGGACATGGGTAGCGTCGGTGATAGTGAGAGGATCGAGTACATCGCTGAACGGCGTCCCCGGAACGGCTGGATCATTGACGATGTAGTAGGCGCGCTGGCCGAACTGCTTGACCGCCGAAGGCACCGCGATAAGCGGGTTAGTCGCCGTGTTGCCCGCGTTCCATGTCGGCGCCGCGAAGGTCGTGATGTCGAACCAGCCGAAGAAGTTCCCCGCGGCGCCGGTGTAGCCGGGGTGAGTAACGATGATCTTGGAACCGATGATGTCCATCGTCGGCGGCATCCATGCGACCGTGGACACCGGGGAAGGGCTGACCGGAGTGTTCGCCGCCGTGACACCGGTTAACGCCACGAAAGCATTAGTGCCGAGGTCATAGACAAAGGGCTCGTCATGGCCCGCGTTGGTCGATGTCGACACGAGGCCATAGAGCCGCGTGCCAATCACCTTGTAGACCGAAACGAAGCCCGCGTCCGGCAGCGCGCCAGGGAAGGTCGGACGCGCCACGGCCGCCGGGCGACAGGTCCAGACGTTCTTGGTGGTGGGGTCGGGGATCAGGTTCTGCAGGAGCTGCATCGCGCCGGGAAACACGTTCGACCCGTCCAGCGCATCGGAGAGCCCGGCCGGCGAGAATTTGATCGGCTGGGTGTTGCGCAGCCCCACTATTGTCGCTCCATCCACGCGACAATCTTACGCAAGTCTTCGAGAGACCCATGCGCCTTCAATCTGTTTGCTCGGTAGGAAATGATCTGCACGTTGCCCTTCACGTAGCCTTTCGCCGGAATCATTCGGTCGATGGACGGACTGTTGTCGTGGAAACTGCCTGAACGCATCACCATTGGTATGCCAAGTATCGGGCACACTTCTGAAAAAACAAGGTCTTCCAAAGTCAAGTCGAATGGAACTCCTTTTTTCTTTGCTCGGTGCTTGCAGTTACTGAGCCAAAGTGTCCTATAACCTTCTCCAGTTCCAGCCCGCACCCTAGCGTATTCTCGGCCTCGGTCTCGAACTACTTGCCGGTTATTGTCTTTCCATCCCTTGTTAATTTTGTTTACTTTTTTCTTGTTGTCTTTTTTCCACCGTCGCATGTACGCATTGCGCTTAAGACGCTGTTCTTCTGTCATAATGCTCTCCTTCAGGAGAGCAGACTATGCCACCAATCACCAGCCGATAGCAATCCAAATAGGATGGTCCACCCGATGGTCTTGGTGTTGGGCAGGCGTCCCCACTGGTTGCCGCCGAAGAACCGGCGATCGAGCGCCACGCGCTTCGTCCCCGAGGTCTCCGGGTCGTCCTTCATCTTCAGGTACCGCTTCAGCTGGCCCTGCCAGCTGTTCGGCGCCTGATCGGCATCGCCCATGAATGCAGGTTGGCGGTCGTCGTTGGTGATCGCCATCAGCGAGCCCGCCACGTAGGCGATCAGGATGTCCGTGTTCGGGAACCACGGAACCGTCGTACTGGTTTCGGGTGTCGTGATGTCGGCCATCTGCGGGTTGTAGCGCACCGTCGCCGAGTACGCGCCCGCCGCCGGCACCCAGACATAGAGCTCCATCGGCGTCTTCGAGACGTCCACGTAGAAGGCGTAGGGGTAAGCGGCGTTGCCGGCCTGCTGCACGAACCGATCGAACTCGGCCTGCTCGTACCCGATCATGGTGTAGGGCACGCCGTTGATCTTGTAGAAGGCCCCGAGCTTGTGCGCGCGAAGGAAGTCGGTCGGCATCAGGTTGGGGCCGCAGCCGGCCACGTACCCGTTGCCCGTCGAGCTGGTATCAAAGGTGAAATTGAAGGTCTTGCGGATGACGTCGAAGTCGTAGTCCTGCGCTAGGGTCTGCAGACAGTTGTTGAGGAATTGCCCCGCCTGCGCGGTGTAGCCGGGGCACTTCGCGATCTGGCAGGCGAGGCTAACGATTTGCTGAGCTTGCAGCCCCATCCCGATTACCCGCCTTCTTGATCAGGTCTGCCAGATGATCCGCGCAGACCTTCACCCGCTTCTTCGACTCCTCGACGCTGTCCAGCGCCTGTTTCTTCTGCATCTCGTCCTGCGCCGAAAGCTTCGGATTGCGCCGGTTGTCGGCCGCTGCCTTGAGCTGGATGTTGCCTTCCACCTCGCTGAGCCGGCGCACGATGTTGGTCAGCGCATTCTGCTCGACTTCCAACTGCCGCCGCGCCTGCTCCTGCGCGTAGTAGGCCTCGGCACGATCAGCCGCTTCGTTCATCGTATCGAGCAACTTATTTAGGTCGTCGATCGAGACATCCTGCGGGACGTGCGTCTGGAAGACCACCTGTCGACCAGCCGCGAACTGCGCATTCATAGACACCCCCAACGCGGGAGCAGTATCGACCCCTTTCAGATCAGACATCAAGCCCTCAGAATATTCGAGACCCCCGCTTGGCCGTTGCCGAGGGGGATGACCCTTTGGCCACGGGACCTACGGTAGAAGTCCTCCGGCTTGCCGTCAACGATCGACTGGTGCCGCCATGTGGCCTGCATCATCTCGCGAATCACCGCGGCCTCACTGGCGCGAACGATCTTGGTCTGGCCCTGAAACAGGATCTTGCCATCGAGCATGAGGCGGTCAGCATAGGGCGCGAGGTCGATAAAGATCTCCTCCATCGCCTCCGTGAGCCCTTTGGCCTGGCGTTCGGTGGCCTCGAACTCCTCGAGCAACTGGGCCTTGGCGGCAGCGATGCGCTCCTTCTCGACCTTCGCTTTGGCCTGAACGCGAACCTCCTCGATGGTCTTCGCATCGAGGATGGAGGTATCGACGTGCACCCTTGGCTTCTTCTTGTCGTCGGTAGCCATGATCTTCCCTTTCAGCTGTGGACCCAGCTTGAACCGCTGGCGATTGATTCCTTCGACACCACGACCGGCCAGCCGAAGTTGTCGTAGGCGACCCAATCCCCCGGCACCAGAAGGATGATCCCGCGGTTGCCGGGCAGGTACAAACGCCCCTGCTCGAAGCCCCCCGGCACGATCGGGTGCGCCGGGTTGGACTGGTTCTTGATGTTGGCCTCGATCGCAGCCATGTCGGCGATTGCTGACATCTGGTTCCATGCCATCGCCGCGAGCGACGTCGTTGCGGCGGTGCCGAAGGTTTTGAGCGCCATCAGATCACCTCAACCGAACGAGGAGCTGAAGGCGGACAGCGATTCGATCCGCATGAAGAACTGCTGGTTTTCGATCAGCGTGCCGTAAAATACCTTCCAGCCAATCACACGCAGCTGATTGAGCGGATCGCTCTTGTCCGCCTCCTTCAGGTAGGTGAACTTGGCGTCGTCCAGCATGACCTGGCCGTAGGCGCCACGGCCGATGATGTAAGTCGGGTAGACGGTGAAGCCCGTGCCGGGCGCGGCCGGCGGGACCTGCGCAGTGCCGATGCCGGTGATCGTCACGGTCTGAGTGCCGGCGAGCTGCACCGCCTGCCCCTGCTGCGGACCCGAGGAGGGCCCCGAGTTGGAGAGGCCAAGCGCACTCACCGCCGAGCCACCGGCAGTGCTGATGTAGACGTTGAAGGTGTAGCCGGCCAGGGTCGGCAGGATAACGTCGATCGAGCCATTTGGACCAGTCACGGCGACGCCGGTCGAGACCTGATAGATCTGGCTCTCGAACTGGTTCTGCGTGTCGGAGGCGGTCACTTGGATCAGATAAGTGCCGGTCGCCAGCGCGCCCGCCGACGTCGCGGTGCCCTGGATAGCAGCGACGCCGGTCCAGGTCGGCACCATGTTGGACAGGCAGAACCGGATGCCACCCCACTCGCCGACTTCGTAGTTGTAAAGCCGGTTGAGGTCCGAGTACGACCACGCGGTGACCACGGTGGAGTTCTCGCGCATGTCCTGCGCGACCAGCGGGTGCATGATCGAGACGTAGTGCGGCATGCGCCGTGGGCTCTCGGAGGCCCGTTCGCCGCCCGCGTTGGCCGACAACTTGGTGTCGGTCATCTCATCGCCCATGTAGCGGGGAGCGCCGAGGGTGAACAGCGCGCCGTAGGCGCGATTGATCTCGTGGGGGCTGATGACGTCGCCAGTGGTGAGCGATGCGCGCGAGCCACGCGTGTTGACGTAGTTGACCTGCGTGCCGGAATTCAGGGTGTTGAAAGTGTTCCGTTCCAGCGTCTCCGCGATCTGCAGCGCGGTGAGCTCGGTGGCCTTGACGAACAGCGGGTGCTTGATCGTCATCTCGGCCACGTCGGTGATGGTGATCTTGTCGCCCCATTGCTGGGCGGTCGCCGAGACCTGCTGGATCGACATGGTCTCGCCGATCGGCGGGACGCCTTCGGAGAGCGGCGCGTAGGGCAGAGGAACGCGCAGGTAACGGGTGGCGGTGTAGGTCGTTCCGAACCCCTTGGGGAGACGGAGCGGGTCACCGAACTGATATGCGACCAGCTGCTTGCGGGCGAGGGGTAGGGTCTTCTCCGCGATATAGTTGCTGATATCGGCGGAAAACGAGGCAGCCTGGTTCACGGCCATGTGACAGTCTCTCCTGAATAGGTAAGGCTATCAAGGCCTTACCGTTAAATTGGTACGTTCTCCAAGCGCTTCTCGGCGCTGTCGCCCTGCCGCCCGCGCTGGGTGG